GTATTACAGCGAAATTCCCATCCCTGTTCAATTAGTTCCTGATTGGCAGGAATATCGCACCCTGTATAAGTCACTTGTTAACCAAGGCCTTGTTTAGATTCTCTACGAACCACTCCAGATAGATATCCTCATTGAGAATCCTGTAGTTGTTGTCGTTTCCGTATGTTTTTATGTGTGTGTACACCCGGCTGGCCCTGGGTGCATATTTCTCGACGGCGTTCACCCAAAAACCGATTGGTTCTACCGTGCAGTGTGCATTTTTTCCAGAGGGTAATATTGCAATTGCGGGTTTGGTGCAGATCGAAAGAAACACGAATTTTTTTGCTCTGGAGAATATATTATGAATGACTTCTGGGAGTTGTTCTTCTGGTATATGTTCCAGAACATCCGTAGAGTAGACCCCATCGAAGGGCCCTTCAGGAAGGTGTTCGTGTTCAGGAACTGCTGGGTCATAGAGAGCCGGCATGAAGCCCCAGGCTTCATGGTGTTTCCATTTGGAGTACTGGAATCCTTTTCCGCACCCGTAATCCAGCAGGGACTCAGAACGAGTGTCTAATACCAGCCCATGAATATGATGAAGTTGGGGTTTGAGGTTATTGCCCGGATAGACAGTTTCCTCTTCCGCATGATATTTTTTGTATTCTTCAATCCACCAGTTCATGTTCAACTGCTATTGTAAAACCTATATAGACGCAAATAGTACTTAAATGATTCTGGATAATTAACAAGAGAAGGCATTTCAATTTCAAAAAAAGCCTCCAATTTAGCCACCAATTCTCTAGCCTCACTTAGAGTCATATTTTATTCCTTTATTGCAGGCACCGCAAAATCAATAAAGATCCGAACTTTGTCACTGGTTATTTCAGTGGCTTTATGTTCTACTCTGGGGTCAAACACCAAGAAAGTGCCTGGTTTACAGGGAATAACCTCATCACCATATTCAAAACTTCCACCATCTTGAGGGCCCCAATCGCTGTTGAGAACACCACCAACCTTGATATAATCCAGGTCTTTTTCGTGATCGATATGTTTATTGTCTGGCCGATGACGATTTTTCATTCCTATCCCGCAATAAGATACTGCTGGTAAAAACAAATTCGGATTCTTGTCATAGATCAAAGTAAGTAGGCCCATGGCCATTCCAGCCAACACAGGCTGTAGTGGTTCACCGTCAATCACTTCTAATTTTGGGTGTTTGTCTGGTCTACCGTGTGGATATCTGAAATGCCATGCATTCTGGTTCATAGCCGTTTGATGCATCAAGTCAAGATATACTAATGGTACTGCATTTTCAATAATTTCAAGCATAAGTTAAATATCCTCCCATAATATACTTAGGGCCACTCACCGGCGCAGTGCCAGTGTGTAGCCATGGCCAAAACGGAGGAAAACATATAATGCTGCCCTGTTTTGGTTTGGACACGAACATTTCTGTGTGGGATTTTGTTCGTGGATTTAAAATTGTTTCCCCATCTTCAAGGGTGTTGAGATACACAAAAGTGATCAAAAATCTGTTGCAGTCATGTTTACCACCGACATCCACATGTTCTGGGAACGAATCTGTAGTATTGGGCATGTACCGTTTTATTTTCGGTGGTTCAAACCCCAACTGTTCAGGCCACTGGTTGGGCTGCAAATCCATATCATCTTTGTATAGTTCTACAGCCTCCATGAGGTAGTTCACCAATTCGTTGGCTGCAGTTTTCCATTCTGTGTTTGGACTGTGCAATAGGTTGATTTTCGTAAGAGTTGCACCCGCTCCGTTTTGTTGTATTTCGTGATGTTTTGAGTCCCGTTCAAATCGTGATATTTGTTCTTCACACCATTCAGCCGGGGCAATATTATCATATCGTCTTGAGTAATTATCCATTACAACTTCCAATCTTCTCCAAAGTCTGTCTTATCAAATACGGGTTCTGAAAATTCCGTTTGATTTGCATCTACTAAATCTTTTTGTTCATTAGTAGATACATCCGACAGTTTCATTTTAGCCCTGTCCAGGCCTAATACAAATCGGCGATTCACATTAAGATCAGAGTACCGATTTTTCAATTGTTTGACACATATCTGGTTTAGGTCTTCAAGTTCCTCATTCGTAAGTAATGCGAACATGAAATCAGCCGTAGCTGGTAAACCGAAACTCTCGGCCGTGTCTTCTAGACCGATATCGGAAGATACAAATCCTGTCCGATTTGTCTGGGTTGCCGACATAATTGGTACATTAGTCTCAACCGCAAGTCCTCTAAGTTCTTCTGCTATTGATTTTACATATGTATAACTGTTAACACTGGACTGACCTTTGAATCTAGCCGATGCACATATATTTAGATAGTCTATAAAAACTATTTCCGGCCTAAAACTCTTTTTGATGGCTAATTCCTTAATTAAGCCACGAAAATGTTCAACATGGGCCGATGCAGTGGGATACTCCTTTATAATCAACTGACCCGTTGTATTCTTGCGAATTTGGTCTATTTTACCATCAAACATGGCCTTCGGCAAATCTTGCAGATCGTCCATAGAAATATTCATCAAATTGGCATCTATGCGTTCTGCAATTCTTTCTTCGGCCATCTCCAACGTAATATATAGGACGTTTCTTCCCTGAGCTAAACAGTTAGCCGCAACATGACACATGAACAGGGATTTGCCTACACCAGTACCCGCTAATGCGATATTAAGAGTCTTGGGTGGTAAGCCTCCCTTGGTTATACGATTAAAAAAATCAAGGTCAAATGGAATTTTCTCTTCTACTCTGTGGTAAAACGCATATCTGGAGTCACTATCCAACACATAATCGTGACCAACGTGATTATCAAAACCCACAGCAAGGGCATCTGACAAAATGCTTGGTATTGCAGTTGAATCTCTATTCCTATCTTTTCCATCAATGATCTGTATGCCTTCAACAATTGCATTATACACCGCCTTATCTTTACAAAACTGTTCAGTTGAATCCACCAACCAATCAAAATCAACTTCCTCTGTGGATAGAGTTTTGATCACATCGATCACACGTTTAAAGTCCTCTTCGTTGAGGTCTTTTCGATTCTGTACCTCTACCTCAAGCGAGGTTTGGGTAGGAATTTTATTGTATTTCTCAGCGAATGCTTTGATCTCTTCGAACACAATGCGTTCAGTTCGATCAGAGAAATAGTCGGCCCGCATATGGGGCATCACCTTTCTTGCATAATCCTCATTTGCAACTAAAGAAGAAAGGGCTGTCCGTTCAATTGTTTGAGCCAATATTATTTTCCTCATTTGTGATGATATCCACTAAAATATCACCTATCAATTCAAAGAAATCGTTTTGAAACCAATCTCTTTCCAAACCATTAGAGTCCACTATATCATACTCGAAGCGAAAAGGCAAGTCACCATGTAAATTAACATCCTCTTCTGTAGGAATTGTCACCTTACCATATTTGTATACCACCCCCTCATATCTTCCTTTGGCGATTCCTATGCATTGCCATTCTTGTTTTTCATCAGTCACAAATTTATACATTTCTTTAATCATATCATTATTCCTTGTATGTGACACTTGCAAGAACAAAGTGTGTTCTGGAGACATTTCCACAATTAATGGCCGAATGCCATAACCTTGTGTCTGTTTCGTAGATATAACCATCAGCAGGAATATGGACTATTTCATGTTCTCCTGCCGTAGAATAAAATTCTGAAGAATTAAGATCGTCAGGAAAATACATGTACGCATAGGGGTTTGTGTTCATTGCAAGATGGTAACGTAGTGTGCGGTCTTTATGCATAGAATAACAAGAGTGTCTTGATCTTGTCATGACTCGAGCCCGAAGTCCGTCTAGATCGTTGATAATCTGTTCAAAAACAGTTCCCTTGTATACGGGGTTTAGTTGATTATAATCCGCCTCATCCTTATCAGTGTTCTTAAAACTTCCTGCACCATCTGTCCATCTGTCTTCATCCGATTTGGACGAATACTGAACACAGGTTTGACTACTTCCACCAGTGATAAGCCATTGAATACGAGGACTCATAGATTTGAATTCTGACAGAACCTTGTCTAAGTCATATTGCAGTTTTGTTCGTCTATAATGTGTGCTTGACATAATTCACCGTATGCATAACAATGTGAGCTCTCAAACCAGAAAAGTTTGAAAGAATTTTTTCAAATAGGGTATCTTTGTACATGGGCAATATATTACAAACATTATATTGTTTCGCTTTTTTCTTTTTCCAAAACATTTTTTATTTCCTCACCATCAATACAGTATAAACGAGGCTGTTGTCCATCAGGCCGTTCATATATATCTTCTAGAAATGAAATGAGTTGAGGTAGTTTTTCTAAAACATATTCAACACAAGCCTTCTCTTCATCAAATTTCCACTCCGAAAATAGAAATAACTCTAATGGAGCAGTCCACATTGCCACCAGAAAAAAAATTGTTTTTGTTATTAGTTTTCTCCTGCTAGTTAGTGAAAGTATTTAGTCGTTGGGGTATCTACTCACTCAACTTCTCCCGATACATCTGACATCCTATTTTTTTCAACCTCATCATATGTTTTTATCTGGTCAATCATATCCATGAAGATGTCAAAAAATCGACGCACCTGTACAGATTCATCCATTTTCGGTATACAAAGAGTTTTTATATTGGCGTCTTGTTGGAGTATAGCCTGTCTTGCTTTGAGACATTCATCCATACTTGGAAGTTCTGTTGTGTATTGGCCAATGCCAGCCATTGCACTTACAATCAATAACGCTTTAATCATCTTCTAAACATCCCATATAGGATTCTTTTCCATCCACTCTACCCAATCATCATGTGGCATATAGTATTCAAGAACAGTTTGAATAGCCTTGAGCAACCCATAGTCTGGTTCGATAACGTCATTTGAACAGACCGCCTTATCTAACTGATTGAACATATGATAAGAATCTTTCAGCTCATCAATGATAACTTGATCACAATCTTCAACTTTTAGTGTAATCGTTTTCATGTCATTTACTCTTCTGGGTCATATTGATATTCTCTCATATATTTTTCTGCTTCTTCTATCGTATCGAAAAAAGAACCACCCATTTCTTCTTCATCATCATATATTTTTACACAATATGTACCAACAATTG